ACAATGGGGAAGTTGATGTCTGGGTCAGCAGATGCACCAGATGTAGCACCCACTATTGGGTTACCCCCTTCAAACTCGATTAGGTTACCAGTAAATTCTGGGAAAATACCGTCAACTCTATTCTGATAATATTTAAGCACTTTAGTTGTGCTATTCCATGAGATAACACGTCCTCTTGCAGTTACTTGCTGACCACCAACAGTACGAGACTGTGTAACAATCTCATCAGTCTGGAAGTTTCCAGTAAAGGTAGGTGCAAATATTGCAGCCTTGGTGGCACTTAATGTCAGGTCGGACGTTAACTCCTGAGTACCAAACTTGTTAGGATTAATTACCAAACCGATACGACGATAATCGTTATCAGTCGGGAAGTCACCAGATCCTTCATCGTAGGTGAACTTAGTGTTGATCATTACACGGAAACCACCCAACTCAGTTGCTGGAGTAGCACCATGCCCTTTAGATGGTGGAATAACAACTTCAACGCTACCACCAGTACCTGTTCCAGCACCAATACCGTTGACTTCATCTATTACAACCTTACCAAAGGTATATCCAGATCCACCAGATGTAACAGTAGCAGAGGCAATACGACCACCATCTACAACAAGTGAAACTCTACCACCTACTCCATCACCCTTAATAGGGACGTTTTCATAGGTACCATTGTTATAACCACTACCTGAAGAGGCAATAATAATAGTATCAATTTCTCCACCAATAGCATCTGCTACCACTGCGGTATCAGATAGCACAGGCATATATTCGTTAGAGAAGAATTTTAAGACTTGACCAACAGGGATCGTGTACATATACTTCCAACGGTAGCCATCAGCAGTTGTGATAATTGAAGTGGAGGTTCCTGTGGGCTCAACAGTAGAAGGTTTACCATTAGGATCAGCAGGACTTGTCCCGTTGTAGATGCATTTGTACGTTTGATAAGATGAGTTAACGACGTAAAAATCTGAGTCGTATAACTTCGTAGCACCTGACGATGCGGTCTTAGTCGAGGAGTAATCATGACGATACATATCATAAACGTAACCCAATCCACCAGTGGTTTGCTCTGGGGGAATCCAGTCGGTTCGTCTGACAACCTGAATAGTGTCATTTGCTAACACTCTTTTCATGGATATCATATCCGAATAGTCATCCGCAAATTCTTGGAATGAGTCTACTGGGTCTGGAGGTGCATTCTCGTTATCCCACGGTTGTGGTCTGCCTATGAACACATAAAGGCGATCCCTAGCACTACCTGCCAACAGGTCAGACTGCGTAGGATCTGGTCCTTCAAGTGCTTTCCTAAACCTTTCGGCAGTAAAGATTCTAAATTGGTCGGTAAGTAACGCCATCGTACATGAATTGCCTAGTTTTATTTATGTGGGTTATTCATCTTCATTTCTAACAGCTGAAGTATATTCGATAGAGAATATCTTGGCCGTTGCACCTGAAGTCTGCCCAGTAATTGTCTCACCCTCTGTCCACAGATAAGTGGTACCATTCGGAGAAACTAAATCTTTTAGAGTTAGTGTGTGGAGATTTTCGTTAGTGCCTATTACAGGACCAGCGACTATCCCAGTAGAATGAGCAGTCATAGCGGATGTAGCACCCAATACTTGCTCAGTTGCTGTGAATACAGCAGAATTAATATATTCTAGAATTATAGTAACAGTAGATGTATGAGTATCTCCATCACCTAATGCACCAGCAGATTGGATAGTAGCAACTAGAGGGTTAGCACTTCCATCATATATCTGATTACCTGCTTGGAATAAAGTAGTATTCTGTCCACCAAGAGTTTCCTCTATACCATATTTAGACTCAGCAATACCACCATCTAAGTTAACTTGGTTTTCATACTCAGTACCAGTGTTAACTAAGTCGATAATACCATCACCAACACCATCCAATTCATCATCATCTTCAAATTTTCTGTTGAGGATTTGACCTAAAGGATCTGTAAATGTTACTATATCATCACCGTCAGACTCTACTAATACATGAGGTTCTATACCAGTACCACTAGATCCAGCAACTCCAGCCACAAATGCTACAATCTTGGATTTTTCGTTGGATCTACCAGCGTCAATAAATGCTAATTCATCAACCTCAAATGTTAGATACAGTGCTCTTTCAGCAGGATCCCAGTCATATACAATAGCAACCCTGTTATTAGAGGATTCAATTACCCTTCTAACCTTGTCAGTTACTTGGAAATTATATGAAGTTAATCCTGTATTTGGATCATCCTGTAGATTATCTAAGATAACCTTCTGGTCAAATCTAAAGTTAAGACCTCTATCACAACCAGTGAAAGAATCATAATCATCACCATTTGATATAGCAGTCTTACCTGTATACCTTATAATTTCTCTACCAAGTAAAATCTTACCTGATCCTGAATATGGGTCAGTAGTCTGTACAAATATTGTCCCAGTGCTGGAGTTAACATTACTTGTTAATCCAGTCAGATTATATACAGTAGAGTTTAGTGACTGTCTGTTTCTTGCTTCACGAATTAAGTTAGTATCTCTAGTAAAGATAATCTCAGGAGGAGTAGTATATCCACCTCCACCTCTAACTAAATCTATATTAGTGATCCTACCTAGGTTTATGAATGCCTCAGCAGATGCACCTGATCCACCACCCTTAATAATTTGTATAAGGGGTGGAGTCTCAAAGAATTCACCTTGGTCAGTTAGAGTAATAGAAGAAACTTCACCAAATTGGTTAACAGCAGCAACACCAGTAGCACCTTGTCCACCACCACCTGAGATGATGATGTTTACATCCTCTTCTGTATAGTTTCTACCTTGCTCTTCTATAGCAAGACCAGTTATCAAACCTGTAACAGGTACCAATTCAGATCCAGATCCACCACCACCAAGTATCTCAGCATTAGCATCAAAATAACCATCACCAGGTACAGTCATCTGAATGAAATCTAATTCACCATTCTCTTTAAGGAAGATATTACCTCTTGCAGATCCATCACCATTATCATCTTCTATCTTAAGACGTAATGGGTCATATCCTTCACCTGGATCCAATACTTCTACAGCAGTAATAACACCTTCTTCACCTTGTATAACTGCTCTCAATACAGCATCCCTAATAGGTGTGCCACAATTTTCTATCCTCAATCTAGGAGGATCATTAACGTCATAACCTTCACCGCCACTTTGTACATAAACATCCCTTACTCCAAATATACTATTGAATACTGGAATAATGGAGGCTCCGCTACCTGGGACTGTTCTTGTCATATTAGACTACTGTTAAGTTTCCTACCATTGCTGGATGTAATGTGCACTGGTAAACATATGTTGTGCCAGGAGATAAATCCATTGGGACTGTCCAAAATTGGATACCTTGATCACTACCACTAACACCTTCTGTTACTGCTGATCCACCTGATGTCTGTCTTAGAGCAAATGGGTGACCTGCTCCAGTTACGTTATTAAATCTATATGTAAATCCTCTATACACATAGATTGTTGGATCATCTGTAGAAGCATCTACACCACCACCAGCAAATCTATATGCAGATGATCCATTAGAAGTTACAGTAAATCCTATTGTAGGACTTTCTACAGGATCCCATGAAGTGCCATTGAATATAATATTATCATTAGCAGAAGCAGATCCACTAAGATATAAATCTGCATTAAGCGTTACTGTGTTTGAAGTTACAGCAGTAGTAATTCCATTACCACCAGAGATTGCTAGAGATGATGTTGCTAACTGTGCTGTTGTTGATCCAGAGTCACCTGTAATAGTCTCATATACTTCTTGAGCTATATTAGGAGAATCATTTGTAATTGTGAGATTATCTCCACTGATAGCAGAACTAATACCAGTCCCACCAATGATGTTAATAGTAGCAGTTGTACTACTTGCGGTTTTGTTTCCTGAGTCACTTCCTATTACTCCATAGGCATTTTGGTTTGCATCACCAAGTGTGCCACTCATATTTATTGTGAGGGTGTCTCCTGCGATTGCAGTCGAGATATTAGTGCCTCCCGCAACTGTAAGAACATCAGTAGGAGCACTAGCAGTAGTACTACCAGTGTCAGCACTGATTCCTTCAAATAAATTTTGAGTGGATCCACCGCCACCACCACCTGATGAATCATCGTTTGCAGGTTCCCATGCAGAGTTGCCAGCATTCCATTTAATAACTTGTCCATCACTAGGTCCGCCTCCAACGGTCATATCTACGTCGCCAAGATCACCAAGACTATGATCTTCGCCTATAATCTTTTTCCAACCACCACTGGTTGCAACTCTTGCTGTGTTATCAGCAACTACAAGAGCAAACATACCATCATGTGTACCAGAATTTGGTAAATCACCAACAGTAGCAACAGAATTAGTATACTTTAACTTACCATCAGCACCGTCAATGTATGTTAAAGCAGATCCTGTGCCACCAGCCCAGAGTTTAATATCTCCTGTGCCATTTGGTTGGACAGTTATGTCACCATTTGATGATGATATAATTTTATTACCATTGACATCTATATCTCCAGTAAACTTACTGAAATCTCCCTCAGCAAACTGAGCACCATTCCATTTTAGAATTTGATCAGCAGCAGGAGTGCCAACATTAATTTGTAATGTGGTATCGTTTCCAAGGTTGGTATACAACTCATCAATAACGCTATTCAATTTGATAGCACCATCTCTCAGACTGTCACCAGTCCCATCGTTTGCCGACGATCCAATTGCTAGGGTTTGCTTTGCCATGATAGTAGTCTTTACAGTGTTATTTAGGTGCCATCATAAGTTTGTGTTGTAGAGTCCATAGTAGATGAGGTACTATCGAATCTATTTTGGGTGTTACCACTGCTACCTCCACCAGTAACAGTAAGTGTTACAGCATTAGAATCCAATGGTGAGTTAGTTGCGGCTGCTGGTGCACCAATAGGTCCAGCGATCCTACAACGGAATTTGTAACCAGTCATATAAGATAATGCGGTTACTGCATATGTGTTAGTGGTTGCTCCAGTTACAGCAGCAAAAGCAAATCCACCATCAGTAGATCTATACCACTGATATGCAACAGGTCCATCCTCTGGACTGACAAGTTTAGTAACTGTAAATGTAGCAGTCTCACCAGCATTAACAGTAGCATTTTGTGGTTGTGCTACGAATGATAATACAGGTAGAGGACCGTCACCTGCACCGCCTCCACCACCGCCTCCAGCGATTGTTTCTACAGTAAAGGTAGTATCAAGCGTTTCTCTAGTAGTATTACCAATAATAAAAGGAAATTTAGTAACATCTACGTCACTCTCATCAACTGTTAGAAAATATGCATAGGTGCCATCCTGATATTCAGGTGTAATTGCAAATCTACCATTATGGATGTCTAAATCACCAGTCCCTTCAACATACTCATAGTCCTCCATAAGAGTACCAGCTGGTGGATTGTCAGAATTGTTGCCATAATCAGGTCTTCCAGGTGCTTCTGTATCTCTTACAGCATATGAAGTCCTCATTGTCCTAGTACCACTCAAGTTATTGAATGGTGTGTCATATCCATAAGGTCCATATATGGGAAATCCATCAAATGCTATGCCAATTAACTTAGAATGACCGTCTGGATGACGAATATTATCTCCATTAAACTGAGTTCCTCCATAATAGTCATTATATGTTGCCATAGATGACCCTGCTTTCCAACAATCTAGGAAATGTGGGTCATGATAATGGTAAATTCCGTTTTGTTCTGGGTGTCCACCACAAGAATCCTCTCCAGAATTAACAAAAGGTACATCTCCAGCAGCAATCCAACTAAATCCTGATGGTGGATTGAGTCCAGCACCAGCAGAAGGATTAAAAATAGCAACTCCATTACCAGAAACACCGATTTGACCTAATGGTACCTCGGATCTACCATTTCTTTGATCAAAATACTCGTATGTGCCACTAACAGGAGTAGTTGCTTGCACATCTACAATGAAATCTAACGCATCATCTGATGATAACCAACATTCACCAGAGATAGATGTAAATGTTGTGCTCTTAAAGACAAATTTTCTCTTCTCTCCATCACTGAAGACCACCATAATATGATCATTTTCAGCAATATGAGGTGATATACCAGTAAAAAGAGTTAGATCATTTACAGAGATCGTAACTCTTTTAATGTACCCGTCATGTGTATATCCATTACTATCAAATGTGCGAGCAATTCCAAATGTTCCTCCACGGTATAAGAAATCATGATCGAAATCCTTTGCTTGAATTGTATTTGGGTTGTTATCATTCGGGAACGTACCAGGAATCACAGGAGATGGAAGCATGTCCGATTCCACTGTGATTACTTTAGTACTATTATCGAAGGTAGCTGTTGCTGCCATTGTTTTACTTTTATTTAGATGTCGTCAAAGATCAGATCAGGTGTGAAGTTACTGATTACAGTAGCACCTGTCTGGACGCTTAGGATAGCGGATAGTGAGTAAACTGGAGTTGCACCAGCAGCAGTGATTGCGACTCTGTATTCGTCACCATCGTCTGCCTGTACTGTAGCATTCGTGTTGTATGTTGATTGGTTAGCACCAATGATGTTGCTCCAAGTCTGTGTACCATACTCCTTCTTCTGCCACTGATAATTCATTGTCTGATCGTTAGTCACATTACCAACAACTGTGAATGATGCAGTCTGACCTTGGTTAACTGTTACGTTAACTGGATCTGTAGTGATTGCAATCGTGCCTGGAGTGATTCCACTACCACCACCTTCTTCACCAGATGGTCCTTCGCCTGCGAGCACGTCAAATCCACCGTTAATCGGACCACCAGTAGGAGGTGTCCAATCATCTGGTACTTCATTATCAATTGCAACAGCAGGTGTAGTGTAACCAACACCAGTTGTCTTAACATCAATTCTGGTAATACCCATCAATGCTTTAATGCGTGAATCAAATCCAGAGGAAGAGATAACGTCAACATTAGGACGTGTAGTGTAACCATCGCCAGGATTGGTTAGTGTTGCGTTAGTAATTTGACCAGAGGTGATAGCGGAGATAGCAGCAGCGTTTCTACCCTTAACAGATCCAGTATATTCAAATGTAATCAAAGAGTTGGAAGACTCAATTAGAGCAACTTCACGATTAAATTCTTCACCCTCAATTGCAAGTTTGTCACCAGCTTCAATTGGTGGGACAACGGTTGCTGCGATAACGTCAGCATCAGATCCAATGTATGAGAATCCAACAAATGTTGCACCCGCACGTGGGACTTCAGCAAAGATTAGTCGTGATCCAACAATCTCGTATGCGACTCCTGGTTCCTGTATAACACCGTTGAGTGAGACAATAATGTTATTCTCAGGACGTATAGTATTAGAAGAAACACCCTCAGTTAGTGTTAATGAGTAGAATAATCCACCACGCTTAAGGTTGAATGAAGATCTCAATGAGTCAAACTCGAAGGAGATATCATCTAACTGACGTAACTTACCAACATAGTATCCAATAAACTCAGATCCAATCTCAGGTGCTTCAGCAAATTGTATCTTGTCGGAGAATGCAACGTAAGAAGCATTACCACCTGGAGGTTGTAGAATACCATTAACGAATGTAAGTAAGTGTCCAGCAGGATCTGGGAAGTATGCTTCACCGTTGGCAACAGTTAAGTCAAATACTGTTTGGACTCCATCAAATCCTCTGAAGTATCTGTCAACACGTCCTTCAAGTGTGCGAGCAGAAGAAACACCTGCACCCCAGTTAAAGTCGGACTTAAGAGTCATATTGTCAAGGAAGACACCACTAGCAGATTCTACCCAGATAATACCTGTAATACCTTGTTGCTCAATAGCAATTACCTTAGCGTAAGAACTATATCCTTGCTCAGTGTAAGTAGTTACAGGAGCATATATGGTTGGGAAGTTTGATCCAATATCAACCTTACCAATATTATTTCCAGCAAAGACTAAATCTGTTAGAGGAGCACCAAGACCAACATCATTAATATTAGCAATCCATAGTTTGTGTGTTAGTGGTGGATTAGCAGTTGGATCTGCTTCTTGATACTTAGTAACTACAGCAGTGAATCCAGGATTCTTCTGCGTTGTACCTTGTAGGAGTGATACTTCATCACCGACATTAAATGTGTCGGAAATACCTGTATCGATAATTGCTGTGCCAAGATCTAACTCTAGAGTTTGTGTACCATGTATCCACTGATTCAATTGAATCTGTGTACCACTAATACCTTTAATTTCTAGAATGTAATCAGTTTGACTACCGTAGATAATATCACCTGGTCTCCACTGACTTTCAATTGTTTCTACATCAATGCTAATTCTACCACCTTCATTACCAGTTAGAGATCCAGACTTACTGACATACTCATCCATGTATGCTTCAACAGATCCAACTTTACTAAAGAACCAGTCATTTGTAGCAAATGATCCTTTCTTAACATTGATTAAGAATCTATCAGTAATAGAATTAACTGTATGACTAGATCCACTTGTGGCACCCACGAGGACATCAGCAACAGAAATAGTACCAGCAACAGTATGTAATCTTAAGAATGATACACCTGACTCAGAATTAGGTATTAATGTTTGTAATACATATCCATTATTGACAATGGCATTCTGGACTTCTGCTACTTCACCATTTGCAAATTGATCAAATGTTCCTGGAGTTGTTTGAGCAGCAGTAGTTTCAAATTGAGTAAAGAGTTTGTATATCTTACCTTCATTTGCTAGGACAGATCCAATCTCAGCATTAGCATTAGATGTGCTACCGTATACAACATCAGCAGCATTAAATCCACCTTGGATTGGGCATGCTGAATTGTCTGTTGGATATG